TGATGTAAGATTTGAAGAGTGACATAGATGTTGGCCAAGGATCCGTATCAGACTGATCCGTAATACGTAAATGTTCAAACAGTCCAATATTGCGGCTATTTTGTGATAAAATAGCAATCATATTTCCACTGAGCGTGGAATCTATAAATTCCATTTTGCTAATGAAGAAAAATATTTTTATTGCGACATCTAAGAAGTATTCCATTCTTGTAAGCATGCAATTGCATCATCTGGCTTATAACTCATCCAACTAAACAAAATAGCAGCATAGCGATTGTCTAATTTATAAGGAATCAAGGGCATAAACGCATAGAATACTGGCCTCTTTCCCTTCCACCACCAACGATATAATAAGACATAGGGTATAACAGCCCAGAAAAACAGGAACCCATAAATTGCGTACAATACACGTATAGGCCATATTTGATACAAATTCAGATTCGTAGCTAGGGACGCTCCATATAGGCCAGCAACTATCAAAAGAAAACTCAAAGTAATTGTCATTGTAATAGAGATTATACGTGCAAATAAACGAGTCCAACTAAAATCACTGGAATTGCTATCGGCATCGTCACATGGAATTACAGGAATGAATTGTAATTCTCTTAATACATTTGCTAACATGGCTGTCGTAGAGCCTGGTCTGAGTGAATTTGTCAATGTAGTATCAGATGTATAGAGTAAAAAGAATGGTTCGTTATTTTGCGGTCCAGGATTTTTACCAGTAATAATTCCTGTACACTTTGGTTTCTTTTGAGCCGCGGTTTGAGCATCGATTAATGTTTTAAATAAGTAACCGGTTAATTGATGACCGCCCTCTTTTTGAGCCTGTTTAAAATAAGGTTCAAAAGCATCCTCTTTAAAGAAATTCGTTGGCCCTAATGAAATAGGCTTTCCAAAGCATAGTGTGTCCGTTGGCGGTGGAGCATTTGCATCCTTAGACTCTGCCTGTGCTTTCTTTGCATCTTCATCGGCCTTTTTTTTCTCAGCAGCTTCTTCGGCGGCCTTTTTGTCTGCTTCCGCCTTCTCTTCCGCAAACTTATCGGCTTCTGGGTCGTATGTCGCTTTATGCAATTGATATTGAAGCGAATTAATTGTTTGTGTCAATAAAGACATCCCCTAATGGATATGTATGTATTGTTTGAACCGGAAGACCTTACACAATGTTTTTGGTCGCCAGCGGCACATATTTATCGCCATTGCGTGTTAATACACCAGCGGGCAAATGATTTGCCGCTGCCATTTCACAGTCTACACGTGAATGGAAAAGACGCTCGCTAGTACATTGCTTGTCAGACGGCACACGTACACAATAACGACCGGACAAATCTTCCCCTACAAAGCACCAATGCTCACGCTCATCCTTTGGCCGTCTCCACTTCTTTTCATTACCCTTTTCTTCCCTACGTTGTTCACGCTCTTCTTTACGTTCACGCGTGCGTTCACGTTCACGCTTATCTTCATCACTTTCGCCATTGTGAACGATAGATTCAGCAATCGTATCAACAGCGGAAGGTGTAGCACTAGGTTGTGAGGATGGCGGGTTAATTACGTTTGGTGTACCAATAAGTTTGGTCTGGTCGGATGGTACGTCTTCTTCAGACGTCTTGTCTTGTTCGGGTTCTATTAATTCGGGTTTATAGGATGAAACATAAGAGCCGTACCATTCATTCCATTTACTCAATATATCCTGATGAAATGGATACGACGACGTGGTGTCCTGACCAACAAAATTAATATAGACTAAATATGCTGTAGCACAAATAACTACGAACAATACAATAAACAATACAATGCGAGACCAATCAACAGTATATGTAGTTGGTGCTGCATTTGTAAAAATTTGGTTTGCGGCGTTACTTGCCATATCCCTCTATAGTCATATATCAAAATAGGCACAGCCGTAATCATGCGGTCTTGATTGCCGTGTAAATATCACGCCCAGATTAGGAAGATATGCCGGGCGGCTTATTACAACTTGTTTGCTACGGCAATGAAAACGTGGTATTGAATGGAAATCCACAAATTACATTCTTTTATAAATCGTTCAATAAGTATACCCATTTTTCACAGGAGCCAATTCAGATACCCCTGGACGGTCCGAATCTGTTACTCATGGACGCACCAGTTTTACTTAAAGCGAAAATCCCCCGTCAAGGTGATTTGCTAAGTGATCTGGTATTTCGTTTCCAATTGCCCGACGTGTTTAGCAAAGCCTATTTACGCAATGTATCACAAGACCCAAATATTCCGGCATATGTTTTAGACCCATTTTACACAGATCCATCAACGCAACAAACTGTGCCACGTGAGGCACCCTTTGAATTTGCGTGGGTACGCCAAATCGGTGCCCGTTTAATTGACCGTGTCACATTCACCATTGGAGGTGAGAAGATACAGGAATTTACCAGCGATTGGATTATGGCACGAGCTATGGCGGATTTGGACGGAGATGCCTATCAGAAATGGCAGTATATGGTCGGCGATGTGCCTGAATTATTTGACCCTGCTAACGGTATCTATGCCGACCCCGGTGGAGGTGGTTATCCGAATGTGGTCGCATGGCGTGGCAGTCCACAAGTTCCTCAACCCGTTCAAATAAACGCACCCAGTCTTCCTGGCCGTATTATTCGAGTACCACTAGGTCTTTGGTTCAGCGACTATATTGCTAATTCATTGCCACTTATTGGTCTTCAGTATCATGACTGTGAGATTACTCTACAGCTAAGGCCAATTCGTGATTTGTACACAGTTCTGGATCCTAGCGGTGTTCGTCTACGTCCAGGCATTCGTAGCCTATCCTATATTCGCACAGACCAGTATTATGATGTATGGAATCCCTCCTTATACGGCCCATTGCCAAAGTCACTCAACAACTTATACGGCAACTATACTGACTTGAGTGGTAGCATGAAGTATTTCCTCACGGATATTTCTGGTGCAATTCCACTACAAGACGGCTGGCCATTAAATGCAACACTTGAAGCCACCTATACATTTGTTCGAGAACAGGAACAGCAAATGTTTGCAAGGACAACGTTGCGTTATAATGTAAGACAAGTACAAAATTTTAACTTTTCAGGTATCGTTACACGAAATACATATAGACTTGATGTTCATAATATAGCAACACGACTCATATATTTTACTCGTAGATCGGATTCCTTAACATTTCGTAATCAGGCTACAAATCTTACTAATTGGCTAGATACACTTGGTCGTAATCGTCCTTACGTTACACCAATTGTAGGCGGGCAACCAAATCAAATCTATGTGAAAGGATTACCAATGCTCTTAGGACGATCAGGCCTTATTATTCCAGGTATACAGCGAAATATATTAGGAAATGTATATCTTACAGCAAACGGTCAGCCATTGTTTGATTCCCAGGATAATGCGTATTTTAATCAATATGTACCATATCGTTATTCGCGAGGTAATGCTACACCGTTTAATGACATGGGCTTGGCAACGCAATCCGAGATGTGGCCGCTGTCTATTTACAGTTTTGCATTAGATAGTTCTACAATAGAACAGCCAACTGGCACATTGAATACAAGCCGCATTGACCGTCTAGAAATGGATGTGGATGTCCAACCGATTCCGAAGCTAGCAAATTATACGTATGACTTAAGTGTATTTGTGGAGACAATCAACTTCCTAGAGATTACAAGTGGTATGGGTGGTCTCAAGTTTGCGAAGTAAGCATCATATACAGAATTATAAGATTAGAACGAAAACCGTTGTAATCTTAAAACAAAGAACGAATTGTTTAGTACTTGGTGACCCACCAGTTGTCATAGAAGTACGGCGGTGTCTGGTTGTAAGACTTGCTGACAATCTTCTTGCTTGGTCCCTCACGGTACAGAGAATCAATCTGTGAGTAGTTGAGGCCGTAGGCGAAATACTTGAGGCGGGATACCATGCCGTTCATGGCCTGGTCAACCTTGAAGTCTGTAATAATCTTGCTGTCTGCAGGGTTCTGGGGGAACTGGACAGGTGCCATGATGTAGATATTACCGGTGTTGAGCTTCGGCACAGCATCAAACTGGTGGCGTACAGCAATATTGCCGTTGACGTAGACATCGAAGTTTGCACCCTTCTGGATGAGGACAAGGTGGAACCACTTGCCAATAGGTACATTCGGTACCTCTACAAAGCTATCCCAATGGATGACGCTATTCATGTAGATGCGTAACGTGTTCTTGCTACCGTGGACAAACACACCTGGAGCCATCACAGGGAAGCAGCCGGCAGCACCCTTGTGGAAGATGTGCTTGAGGCGTGTGACATCCTTATTGTTTGAGCCACCGCATGTCTCGGCAACTGTCTTCTCAAACGTATCAGGGTTGATGAAAATCCACGTGGAGTAGGAGAATTCCATGCCATTACGTTCATTTTCACTGTTGTAAACCTGGGGATATACAAGAGCAGAATCACCGCCCTGGGGGATTGTCTGCTTCGTCGACGTAGTATCCGTAAATAGAGTCGTTGTTTGATTTGTGAACTTCTTAATCGTATTCACAATTGTCTCTACAACCGTGATAACACTGTATAAAACAAGCATAGCCACGATTGTGAGTAGTAACTGGGGGATTAAACCGGGTCCCAGAATGTAAGACATGGCTCCATTGGCATAATCCATTTCCTCTATTTATGATAAACAGAAGAAATGTATAGACATTTAGTGAATTTTTAAAAGCTGGTAGTTGTATCCTTGGCCCACTTGATATTAATACCAAGCTTTTCGCCTATGTAGGACATGAAACTATTGCTTGTCGCGGGACCGGCCTGGTAGGTGGCATAGATGCGGTCCGGGGTGAGTGCCTGAGCATCGAATTGGACAGTAGAGATGAAGCCGTTGAAGCCACCGTACTGACCAACAAGGATAGACTGCTTGCCCTGGTCTGAGCCAATAGGTAGATTCGGGAGAACGCAGGAGCGAGCAAGCTTACCATCATAGTAGACGTCCATAATACGACCATTCATGACAACTGTAACGTTAATCCAACGTTGGAGATCAATATCGACCAAGTCACACTGGGGCATTTCCAAGGATGTATCTACAGCCGGAGTACCCTGGCCGCTCAGGAGCTGCTTGAAGTTCGCGTCATCGGTGTAGTCAATGGTCTGTGTAGCACTGGAACCAGAGCTCATGGATGTGTCGACATGGGGGCGGAGCATGAGCTTGGCCTCATTCGGGTAAATTGTGGCGACAAAGAGGCTGTTGCTCTTGACAGACGTATCGCGTATACTTAGTACGCTCTTGGTCATACCACTACGAATAGTCCAGTCCTTGATGTACATCCAAAAGCTGAGAGTGTACTCACCGCCTGTAGTAATACGAGCAAATGGCTTCTTGTTTGTTCCATCTTGGTCAAACTCAAACTTCTGTAACACCTGGGCATTCACCTGCTGGGGAACCAGGTCAATATGGAGCTCACTGCCGGCCATTAAAAACATATAGACGTAGTACAGGATAACTAATACTGCAGCAATGTAGACCACATTTATGATTGAGCCACGGTTGTTGCTCGCGAAGCTGCGCACAGAGTCCATAATTCTTCTAACTTACCATGGCAAATTCTCTCAGGCAAAATCATAATCGACATAGTGAAGGGGTCCAGCACTAATCCGGATGCCACACAATCCCATATCGCATAATGACTTACCAAAGTTTTTAAACAGGTCGGGGCCCTTGTCGGGTATATGAGGTTTACCACGAGTGTCGGTCACACGTTTGTAATTCTTTATGATTTCGTCTTGACGTAAGCGACGGGGCCACGCCTGGAAATAACCAGCTTGTCCCACGAAATCCGGAGATGTTTCAAGGGTCACGCCTATTGGGTTCAAAATAGGTAGATTTTCAAGCAACATAGACTTTGTCAAATTGCCATTTACATACAAATCTACTGTACGACCTTCAATCGAAAAGGTCACCTGATTCCACCTTGCTATCATAAAATTAGTACTATCAATTGACACAACACCACCTTCCTGAAACCGACCACTATTCTGCACCAATGGTCGTATATTTAGACGCATTTTCTGATGAATAGGGTCAACTGTAATATCACCTACACCGCGTATATATACAATTGGTTTACCACGATATTCACCATCGGGTCCAGCAAAAGGAATACGCTCCTTATTGACCTTGTCCATATAGAGAAAGAAACTCAGTGTAAAATTATTTCCAAGCGATCGCTCGATTTGTGACTGTGTAAAGATTTTCTCGGGAGTACTGCCCAAAACTTTGCCATCGCCTAATACAAATGGACCAAGCACAACAGACATATCAGAAATCTTGCGCAAATACCATATAACACCTATAGTTATAAGAACAATGATGGCAATTATTATACCAAAATACATGGATGACGAACCAGATGAAACACTACGAACTGCTTGTGTAGCGGGTTTCAGCATTTCGCCAGAATTTTCAAACATGTCAGCCATTCTTATATTGGCGTATTATTTTCATACATAGACACATTGAACTATGTATGAATAAAAATAAAGTTTATAAAGCACATGAAGCCTTAATATGGTCGCCAAATCCAATATTGACTCGTTTTGTTGCGACATTTTCTTGCTGTGCTTCAGGCCCTGCCTTATCTGGGCAGGCAGGTTTCTTAGGAAACTTGATTTTAGAAATAGGTGGACATAAGTAACGCATATCATTTGATACTAAGACACGCTTCCATAGATATAGATTCTGAATTTGAGCATTTGCAGCGGCAGCACCAGCTACGCCAAACCATTTGTTTTCAACCTTTTTGGGTTTATGTGTTAAAAGTTTAGTGACGTCGAGTTTACAATTCAAGTAGACTTCAAGCACACGCTCATTGACACCAATACCCAATCTAAATGGAATATCCAGGGGGATATCACGTATACGCACGGATTCACGAAATGTTTCGGCCCCGTTGGATGTATCTACGAATATAAGTATATCGTTAACATTCGGGTCCAGGAGTATACCGGGATTCATACGCTTTGGAAGTCCATAGGGTGGCAACTTAGCATTGGATGTCATCGTACACATGGTTATAATGTTATTATCATTATCTTCTCCTTCTGGAATCAAATCATGTGACCCGCGATGGGCTATATGACGGTAAGGTCCATCCGCATTCCAGTAATTGCGTGAATTATCCAGAAGTATTTCCATATTTAGAGAATATTCATCATCGCTAAAATTAGGGATTAACTTATTCTTAGCCACTTGAAGATTATTGTAGAGTCCATCAGGTTTCCAATAATGTGCCGCGTCATATTGAATAATCCAATTGCGTGGACGAGGGTCCATCCACGATAAATTTATACGTGTTCCATATACCATCATTACAGCAATAACCAATATAACAGCAGCAAGTACATATAACAGAATGGATGTGCCCTTACC